GGTCTAAACGAGGTGGACCTTGGTACAGGTCAAGCATATAATCCTGAAGACGCATTGAGACTATACTTCCAAACAGGTAGTGTAATCGGCAGAAGTTTTACTCAGGATGGTGACTATAACAATGCAAGGGTTCCAATTACTCAACTAACTGCTAACTCAGGTGCTGCTAAAACACAAATGCTACTCGGAAACTATAACCACTACCTGAATCAAATCAGACAGGTTACAGGTTTGAATGAAGCAAGAGATGCAAGTATGCCTGACCCTAACTCTTTAGTTGGTCTACAGAAGTTGGCTGCGTTAAACTCTAACACTGCTACACGACATATTCTTGATTCAAGTCTGTATATGTATAGAACAATGGCTGAGTGTTTAACTTATAGAGTTGCAGATATTCTTGAGTACTCTGATTTTAGAGAAGAGTTTACTAATCAAATTGGTAAATACAACATTAATATCTTACATAGTATTAATGACCTCTATATTTATGACTTTGGTATTTTTATTGAAGTCGCTCCTGATGAAGAGCAAAGAGCACAACTTGAGCAGAATATTCAAATGGCATTATCCAAGGGAGACATTAATCTCGAAGACGCTATTGATATCAGGGAGATTAAAAATATCAAACTTGCTAATCAATTACTGAAGGCTAAGCGTAAGGCTAAGCAAGACAGAGAAGAGAAAATGCAAATGCAGCAACAAGCAATGCAGCAGCAGGCTCAGGTTCAATCACAACAGATGGCTTCTGAAATGTCTATGCAAAAATCTCAGATGGAACTTCAAGGTAAGATACAATTGAAGCAGGCTGAGATTGCTTTTGATATTGAGAAGATGAAGAATGAGGCTATGCTTAAATCTCAATTAATGCAACAGGAGTTTGATTTGAATATGCAGTTAAAAGGAATTGAGGTTCAAGGGTTAGCGCAAAGAGAAAAGGAGAGAGAGAAAGCCAAGGCAGATAGAATTGGTATTCAAAATACTCAGCAATCCAAATTGATAAACCAAAGGAAAAATAATTTACCTCCTTTGAACTTTGAATCTAATGAAGATAGTTTAGATGGTTTTGATTTTGCGGAATTTAACCCACGATAAACGGTCTAAAACTATAACAATTTTTGATTAACTTTGTAACTTAAATTAAATCTAATATGGAATTTACAGTAAAAGCAGTAGGCGAAGCGAAAGAGAAATCGGTTCAAGAAGTAGAACAAGAACTACTTGAAAAACACGAGTCCTCTTTTAACGAGCCTAAAATAAAAGAAGAAGTAAACCTACAGGTTGATAATTCGCAAGAAGAAGTAAACCTACAGGTTAACAAAGCAGAACCCTCAGAGTTAAGTGAGGAAGACGTTCTTTCATTTATAGGAAAAAAATACGGTAAGCAAATTAATTCCCTTGAGGAGTTAACCCGTGAGAGAGAAGAGTCAGAACCTCTTCCCGAAGACGTGGCTGCTTACTTTAAGTATAAAAAAGAAACAGGAAGAAACATTGAAGACTTTATTAAACTTAATAGAGACCTTGATGAAGTAAATCCTGATAAGTTGCTTCGTGATTATCTTACCGAGACAGAGAAAGGTCTTGACGAGGAAGATATTCAATCTTTAATGGAAGACTATTCATATGACGAAGAGTTAGATGATGAGTCAACTATTAAGAAAGCGAAGTTGGCTAAAAAGAAAATGGTCGCAAAAGCCAAAGAGTATTTTGAATCCCAAAAGGAAAAATACAGAATCCCTGCAGAGTCTGCAGGTAGTTCTATTTCCAAAGAAGATTCAGAAGCCTTGGAGGATTATAGACAATATGTTCAAGAGTCAGTGTCATTAAGTGAGCAACTCCAAAAACGAGAGCAGTGGTTTAAAGACAAGACAGGTGAAGTATTCGGTAGTGAGTTCAAAGGTTTTGAGTTTGCATTAGACGATAAAAAACTTGTTTATGTTCCCGGAGATGGACAGGAAATGTTGAAAGTACATCAAGACCCTACAAACTTTACGAGAAAGTTTATTGGGGAGGATGGTCTTCTAACAGACCCTGTTGGTTATCACAAAGCATTGGCGGTTGCAATGAATCCTGAAAAATTTGCTAAGTTCTTTTATGAGCAAGGTAAGTCGGAGGCGGTTGACGATGTTATGAGAAAGACAAAAAATATTGATATGTCTACTCGTAATGTCCCACAAAACCTCAACACAGGAGGAACAACCATTAGAGCAGTAAACCAAGATTCAGGTCGAGGTTTGCGAATTAAAAGTAACAAAAACTAAAACTAAAAAACTAAAAAAATGGCAGTTCAATCCGTTCCGGGATATCAGTTGCAGCCGAGTGCACAACAGGTCCCTTTAAAATCAAACTACATTACCAACTTTGATTTCTTGAATCAGTATCTTCCTGATACCTATGAGAAAGAATTCGAGCGTTACGGTAATCGTACAGTTGCATCTTTCCTACGTATGGTAGGAGCAGAGATGCCTTCTAATTCTGACCTTATCAAATGGGCAGAGCAAGGTCGTCTTCATACTAAGTATGTTGATTGTACCACTACAATTCTTGCAGGTTCTGCAGTAGCAACTTTCACTGTTAATGATACCTTGATTCCTGCATTTGTAAATGCTGCTTCAGGTTCTATCGCTATCCGTGTAGGGCAGACGCTTATGATTACCGCTAATGCAGGTGGTGCAAACCACAAAGCAATCGTTACTGCAGTTGATACTGCTCTTAAAACGTTTGACGTAGCGTTCTACGATGCCGCAGGTATCACTAACGCTGCTAATACTGATAAGTGGACAGTATTCATCTATGGTTCTGAATTCAAAAAAGGAACTAATGGAATGGTTGGTTCTTTGGAATCTGACGATGAAATCTTCGAGAACTCTCCTATCATCATCAAAGATAAGTATGCAGTATCAGGTTCTGATATGGCTCAAATCGGATGGGTAGAAGTAACCACTGAGAATGGTGCTTCAGGTTACCTTTGGTATTTGAAGTCAGAGCACGAGACTCGTCTTCGTTTTGACGACTACTTGGAGACTTCTATGATTGAAGCAGTTCCTGCTGAATTAGGTTCAGGTGCAGCATCTGCAGCCGGAGACGTTGGTAACAAAGGTTCACAAGGTATCTTCTACGTTGTTAACTTGCGTGGTAACGTATGGGGCGGTGGCTTCCCTGTAACTCTTGCCGACTTCGATACTATCGTATCTCGTTTGGACAAGCAGGGTTCTATCGAAGAGAACGTAATCTTCGTTGACAGAAACTTTAGTTTCTCTATTGACGATATGTTGGCTGCTCAAAACTCTTACGGTGCGGGTGGTTCTTCTTATGGTCTATTTGAAAACGATAAGGATATGGCTCTTAACTTGGGCTTCACCGGATTCCGTAGAGGTTATGATTTCTACAAGTCTGATTGGAAATACTTGAACGACCCAACTATGCGTGGAGGTCTTCCTTCTGTTGCAGGTTCAGGTAAAGTAAGCGGTTTGTTGGTTCCTGCGGGTTCTACTACTGTGTATGACCAAATCCTTGGCAAGAACGCTAAGCGTCCTTTCCTACACGTGCGTTACCGTGCTTCAGAAACTGAAGACAGACGTTACAAAACTTGGATTACAGGTTCTGCAGGTGGTGCTGAAACTTCTGACCTTGACGCAATGGAGGTTAACTTCTTGTCTGAAAGAGCAGTATGTACTTTAGGTGCTAACAACTTCTTCTTGTTCCAAAACTAAGAGGAAAACAAAATCGGGGGGGTGTCTTTGAAGACACTCTCCCTTTTTTTTCTTAATAAATCTAATTCTAATTATATCTAAAAATGAAACAGAAAGTAAACGTAGCAACCGACAAGGTCTACAAACTCGTAAAAGACTCGGCTCCATTGTCTTATATGCTGCCTACACGTCACACATCACAATTTCCATTATTGTATTTTGATGAAGAAGCAGGAGTGAATCGTGCTCTTCGTTATGCACGAAACCAAAAATCACCTTTCGAGGATGAGCAAGATGGTAACGTGGTATTGGAACCAATCATCTTTGAAGATGGGTTCCTTAGTGTTCCAAGAACAAATCCTGTACTCCAACAATTCCTTTTCTACCATCCATCTAATGGTATGGCATTTCAAGAGGTTAACGAGGAACGTGATGCAACTGCTGAAGTCGACAGACTTAATGCTGAGGTTGATGCGTTACTTGCAGCCCGTGACTTGAAAGTAGAACAAGTTGAAATGATTTCACGAGTACTATTTAATA